GAAAAGAAGGTTCCGGTGGAGCAGTTGGAGAAGCGGCTGGGACTTTTGCGGCATTGAGTTTCCGGAGTGGTCATGGGCTGCTGCGGCCTGGAAGAGAGGTTTTTGTAAATTCAAAAAATAGATTGACGGAGGTATGGAGATGAAGAAGATTTTGGAGTTGAGGGAGAAGCGTGCGAAGGCATGGGAGGCGGCAAAGTCTTTTCTGGACAGCAAGCGGTGCGGGGACGGCCTGCTGTCGGCGGAGGATACGGCTGCCTATGAGAAGATGGAGCAGGAGGTTGTGGACTTAGGGAAGGAGATTGAGCGGCTGGAACGGCAGGCGGCGATTGACGCGGAGCTGAATAAGCCTGTCTCCGAGCCGATCACGAATAAGCCGAACAACAATCCGGACGGCGAAGAGAAGAAAGGCAGGGCGACGGATAGGTATAAAAAGACGTTCTGGAATGCCATGAGGAGGAAGAATTTTTATGACGTGGAGAATGCCCTGCAGGTGGGGACGGATTCCGAGGGCGGGTATCTGGTGCCGGACGAGTTTGAGCATACGCTGGTGGAGGCTCTGGAGGAAGAGAACTTTTTCCGGAGTATCGCCACGGTGATCCGGACTTCCAGCGGGGACAGGAAGATTCCGGTGGTTGCCACGAAGGGGACGGCTTCCTGGATTGACGAGGAAGGGGCTTACCCGGAGTCGGATGATTCTTTCGGGCAGGTTTCCATCGGGGCGTACAAGGTGGCGACGATGCTGAAAGTGTCGGATGAGCTTCTGAATGACAGCGTGTTTGACCTGGAAGCGTATATCTCTAAGGAGTTCGGGCGCAGGATTGGTGCGAAGGAGGAAGAGGCGTTCTTTACCGGGGACGGGAAGGGCAAGCCTACGGGTATTTTTAATGCTGCGGGCGGGGCTTCTGACGGCGTGACCACGGCGGCTGCCGGTATCACGTTTGACGATGTGATGGATCTGTTCTATGCGGTGAAGTCGCCGTACCGGAAGAAGGCGGTCTGGGTGCTGAATGATACCACGGTGAAGGCCCTGCGGAAGCTGAAAGACAATAACGGCAATTATATCTGGCAGCCGTCCGTGCAGGCGGGGCAGCCGGATATGATACTGAACCGTCCGTACCATACTTCCGCCTATGTGCCGGAGGTTGCGGCGGGGGCGAAGGTGATGGCCTTCGGGGATTTCTCTTATTACTGGATCGCGGACCGGCAGGGGAGGTCTTTTAAGAGGCTGAATGAACTGTTTGCGGCAAACGGGCAGGTAGGGTTCCTGGCAAGCCAGAGGGTGGACGGGAAGCTGATTTTGTCGGAGGCTGTGAAAACCATGGCGATCAAGGGGAGCAGCGCCGGGGCGTAAGGTTCCGGCGTATGGTGAGTGATGCTGGGGTGCCGGTGCCCTGTGTATGGTGTTCCTGCAGTGCCGGGGTGTGAAATCTCTGGCATGAAATAAAGTATGAAAGGCGGGAGGAATGCAGGATGGCGGTTGTGACGCTGGAAGAGGCGAAGCAGTATCTCCGGGTGGACAGCGCGGACGAGGACGGGTTTATCTCCGGGCTGCTGGAGACCGGGGAGAGCATGTGCGCGGATATGGCGCGGATGGAAGCGGGAGAGCTGGAAGGACATCTTCCCATGGCGCGGATTGCCGTCTTGTATGTCATTGCTTATCTGTATGAGCACAGGGAGCAGGCGGACCATGAGGAACTGGTGCAGACTTTGCGCTCCCTGCTGTTCGGTATCAGGAAGGAAGTGTTCTGATGGCAGAAGAATGGAGAGGCAGCGGGGCAGGCGGGAGTTCCCGGCAGAGGTATCCTTTGGGGGAGTGGAAGGAGCGGATTACGATCCAGAAGAGCTCTCTGGGGAACGATAAGGCGGGGAACCATGTGTTGGCCTGGGAGGATCATTTTTCCTGTTCTGCTTTTGTGAACAGTCTTTCCGGGAAGGAATACTGGGAGGCGGCGCAGATTAACGCACAGAAGGATATGTATTTCATTATCCGGTATTGTTCGGAAGTGGCGGATATGGATACGGAGCATTACCGGGTATTGTTCCGGGGGCAGGTTTATAATATCACTTTTATTGATAATGTGCGGTATCAGAATAGGACGTTGAAGCTGCGGGCTTCTTTGGTGAAGAGGTGATTGGGTGTCGGAGAATCAGAGGGTGTCTGTGGACCGGATGGCGGAGGCCGTTATGGAGGGTCTTTTGGAGTATGCGGAGCTTGCCGCGGACGTGATGAAGGACTGTGTGAAGAAGGCCGGGAATACGGTGAAGAAGGAGACGCAGGCGGGCGCTCCGGTGAGGACCGGGAAGTATAAGAGGAGCTGGGCGGTGAAGCGGCAGAGGGAGACTTCCAGTACGCTGGAGGTGGTGGTACACAGCCGGAACCGGTATCAGCTTACCCATCTTCTGGAGAAGGGCCATGCGAAGCGGGGCGGGGGCAGGGTGAAGGCTGTCCCGCATATTGCACCGGCGGAGGAAAAGGGTGTCCGGGAGCTGGAAGAGGGGATTAAAAGGGGGCTGTCCAAATGAACCATGGGGATGTGCTGGAAATGATGGAGGAAATGGGGCTTCCTTTTGCCTATGGCCATTTCGTGGAAGGGGAGGCACCGGAGCCGCCGTTTGCGGTGTTTCTGTATCCCAGGGCGGATAATTTTTCGGCGGACGGGATTGCGTATTTTAAGAAGAGTGAGCTGGACATTGAGCTTTATACGGACTTGAAGGACCCGGGGGTGGAAGAGGCTGTGGAGGCGGTGCTGTTAAAGCATGGGATTTTCTACGGGAAGAGCGAGGTGTGGATCGAGTCAGAGAAGCTGTATGAGGTTCTGTATGAGATGGAGGTTTAGACGGGATGAATAACAAGGTGAAGTTTAATATCTGCAACTGCCATTATGCGCTGCAGAGGGTGGCGGAGGACGGGGAGATGACGTTTGACAAGCCGGTGGCGATGCCGGGCGCGGTTTCGCTGGCGCTGGACCCCAATGGGGAGCCGGAGTCTTTTTATGCGGACGGCATTGAGTATTATATCATTGCCAACAATATGGGCTATGACGGGGACCTGGAGCTGGCATTGATCCCGGAGAGTTTCCGGACGGACGTGCTGAAGGAGGAAGCGGACGGGAATGAGGTGCTGGTGGAGAATGCCAATTCGGAGACCGGGGCTTTTGCCCTGCTGTTTGAGTTTGACGGGGATGTCCGGAAGATCCGGCATGTGCTGTACAACTGTTCTGCCAGCAGGCCGAAGATCGAGGGGAAGACCAATGAGGAAAGCCGGGAGGTGCAGACGGAGACGCTGACGGTGAAGGCGAGGCCGCTGGCAAGCGGGTATGTGAAGGCGAAGACGGGGAACAGGACTTCTGCGGAGACGTATGAGGGGTGGTATAAGAGCGTGTATCTGCCGGTTCCGAAGGCGGAGACGGGCGGTAGTGGAGATGATACGGAAGGTCAGGGGTAAGGAGGCTGAAAGGGTATGAGTATTGTGAAGAAGGTAGGGATTGACGGGAAAGAGGTGCTGTTCAAGGCTTCGGCGGCGATCCCGAGGATTTACCGGTTGAAGTTCCAGAGGGATATTTATAAAGACCTGCGGATTCTGGAGAAGAGCATTGGGGAGGGGGATGAGGAACATTCCAACCTGGATTTATTTTCTCTGGAGATGTTTGAGAATATCGCTTATACCATGGCGAAGCACGCAGACCCGGCGATCCCGGACGATGTGGAGGAATGGCTGGACGGGTTCAATACGTTTTCCATTTACCAGGTGCTGCCGGAGCTGATCAAGCTGTGGGGGCTGAATGTGCAGACGGATGCGGAGGCTAAAAAAAACTTCGCCCTACAGAGCGGGAGATGACTACGCCATTATTCCTGCTTAGGTGTGTGCAGCTGGGGCTGTCTATGGCGGATACGGAGCTTTTGTCTATTGGGCTGGTGAATGATATGTATACGGAGCAGGTGAATGACGGGTATCGGTACTGTGAGCTTGGGACGCAGGAGGATATGGACTTATTTTAAGTTTGATTTTAGAGGTTCATTCTGATATACTTTATAGTACAAAATTTTTAATTGGCATAAGAACAGAGCAAGCTATTATTGCCAATAATAGCTTGCTTAGAAAGGTGGTTATTATGGTTATTGCTTTCTTAGATTTATTAGGTTTTTCGTGGTTAATGGAAAATAATATAGAGGCGGCATATGATAATTTGAATACATTTAATCATATTATAAAAACGAAAGTAATTGATAATAAAACACATCCAATAGATGAGTATGACGAAAAAGATGGGTTGAGAGAGTTTGTCCGTGATGCAGCAGTTTCATCATTTTGCAATATGATTAGTATTAGTGATTCTTTAATTCTTGGTTCAAAAAATCCTGATTTGTTTGTCAAGCAGGTAAGTAATTTTGTTTCTGTAGCATTTATAGAATATTCGGAGCCCTTCAGAGAACCTTTTACGAATATATTAGAAGTGGAAAATAACAAGATAGGTGATATAACTTCTGAATATACATTTCGCCCCCATATTGCATTTCCTATAATGTTTAGGGGTGGAATCGCATTTGGTAAAGATGTATTATTTCATAGAGAAGGAGGGATATTTGAAGAGAAATATAGTATAAATGGATTAAATGTATGTGGCTTGTCATATGTTAAGGCTGTAAAATTAGAAAAAAGTGGGAAAGGACCAAGACTGTTTTGTAATAAAGAATTTGTGGATTCTTTGACGGAGAAGGGACGTTCTGCTATTAGGCATATTAAAGATAATCTTTATGAAGTGGTTTGGACATATTACGCATGTGAGGCTACGGGATGTTGTGTAACAGATAAGAAAAACAATGTATATGATAGAATTAATGATAAACTTTTGGTGCGGGCAGTAAATTTATACAATTATTATTTTGCGAATCAAAATAGAAATAAAGAAGACAGCGAACAAGAGTATAAACATTATGAAGAGTTTATTTTGCTTATATACAGAGGAATACTGAAATATGCTTATGATAACAAAGTAGATATTGAATTAACATGCAATATGTTGAATAAGAAATTAAATGATATGACTGGAAATAGTGTTTGCTTTAATAAAAAAGAGTTAGAAAGCTTTATCTAATAGCATTCTTATGGTTTAAAATCTTTATTTGGAAGATAAAAATATAATTTTACATAAGGCGTTTGTCAGAAATGGCAGGCGCTTTTTTGCTGCATTTTTACGGGAGCCAGTGACGGCTCTTTTTTTCGTTGGAGAAAGGCGGGTGAGGGTTCGTGGCATCCAGGATTCAGGGGATTACGGTGGAGATCGGCGGGGATACTACGAAGCTCTCCACGGCGCTTTCAAAGGTGAATAAGGAGATTCGGGATACGCAGGCACAGCTAAACGATGTGAACAAGCTGTTGAAGCTGGACCCGGGCAATGCGGAGCTGATGGCGCAGAAGCAGAGGCTTTTGTCCCAGGCGGTCAGTGAGACGAAGGAGAAGCTGGACGCTTTGAAGCTGGCGGGGCAGCAGGCGAATGAGGCGCTGGCGAAGGGGGAGATTTCCAGGAGCCAGTATGATGCCCTGCAGAGGGAGATTGCGGAGACGGAGCAGGCTCTTCGGGATCTGGAGCGGCAGGCGGAGCAGTCTTCGGTGGCTCTGCAGAAGATCGGGGCTGCCGGGGAGAAGCTGCAGGGCGTGGGCTCTGCTATTGAGGGAGCCGGGCAGAAGCTGATGCCGGTCACGGCGGCTGTGGGCGGGCTTTCCGCGGCTGCGGTGAAGGTGGCGGCTGATTTTGATTCTGCCATGAGCCAGGTGGCGGCGGTGTCCGGGGCTACGGGGAAGGAGCTGGATGCCCTGCGGGACAAGGCCAGGGAGATGGGGAGCAAGACCAAATTCTCTGCTTCCGAGGCGGCGGAGGCTATGAACTACATGGCTATGGCCGGGTGGAAGACCGGGGACATGCTGGACGGCATTGAGGGGATCATGAATCTTGCGGCGGCTTCCGGGGAGGATTTGGCCACTACTTCGGATATCGTGACGGACGCTTTGACGGCTCTGGGGCTGTCGGCGGCGGATTCGGGGCATTTTGCGGATATCCTTGCGGCGGCGAGCTCTAATGCGAACACGAACGTATCTATGATGGGGGAGACGTTCAAGTATTGCGCGCCGGTTGCCGGGGCTTTGGGGTTCACGGCGGAGGATACGGCGGAAGCTATCGGGCTGATGGCGAATGCGGGGATTAAGTCTTCCCAGGCCGGCACGGCCATGAGGACCATGCTGACCAGCCTGACGGGGGAAGTGACTTTCGTTGGGGATGCGTTTGGGGAGCTGACGGTGCAGACTACCAATGCGGACGGGAGTATGCGGAGCCTGGGGGATATCCTTACGGACTGCCGGGCGGCATTCGCGCAGATGTCGGAGTCGGAGCGGGCGGCCAATGCGGAGGCGTTGGTGGGGAAGAACGCCATGAGCGGTTTTTTGGCTGTGATGAATGCGGCTCCTGGAGATATTGAGAAGCTGAACAGCGCCATTAACAACTGTGACGGCACGGCGGAGCGGATGGCCGAGACCATGCAGGACAATCTGGCGGGGCAGCTTACGATTTTGAAGAGCCAGTTGGAGGAACTGGCTATCTCTATCGGGGAGATTCTGATGCCGTCCATCCGGCAGATCGTGGGATGGATTCAGGGGCTTGTGGACTGGCTGAACGGGCTGGACGAGGGGACGAAGAAGGTCATTGTGACGGTGGCTCTGGTAGCTGCGGCTTTGGGGCCGGTGCTGATTGTGATTGGTAAAGTGGTAGGCGCCGTGGGGACGATCCTGACGGTGGTCCCGAAGATTGCGGGGGCGGTTTCCGGCGTGGCCGGGTTTGTGTCGGGGACGGTGATCCCGGCGCTGTCGGCTGTTGTGGCGGCTATCGGGTGGGTTCCCATTGCCATTGCCGCGGTGATCGGAGTTGTTGTGCTGCTTTATAATAAGTGTGAGTGGTTCCGGGACGCGGTGAATGCGGTCTGGGCGCAGGTGAGGGACTTTTTTGTCTCTGCTTGGGAGGTCATCTGTTCGTTTTTCACAGAGACGATACCGGCGGCGTGGGAGTCTTTGGTTTCGTTTTTCCAGGGGATTCCGGCGTGGTGGTCGGGGCTGTGGCAGTCGGTGGGTGACTTTTTTAACAATGTCTGGACGGGCATGATGGAGAATCCGGTGCTGTCCGGGGTTGTGGATATGATACGGTCTCTTTGGGAGAATCTTTCTGCTGCCCTGCAGGGGATTTGGTCTGGGATTCAGACGACGGCTTCGGGTGCCTGGGAGTTGATTAAGAACGTGATTCTGGGGCCGGTGCTTCTGCTGATTGACTTGGTGACGGGGAATTTTACGAAGCTGAAAGAGGACGCGCTGCATATCTGGACGAACATTCAGCAGGCGGCATCCACGATCTGGTCCGGCATTCAGCAGATGGTGGGTTCTGCGGTGCAGGGGCTGGTGAACCATGTTTCTATCCTGCTGTCGGGGCTGCGGGATTTCATGGGGAACCTGTGGTCTGCGGTGTCCTCTGCGGCGGCTTCGGCCTGGAACGGGCTGAAAAATCTGGTGGTGTCTACGGCGTCGAATTTGAAGCAGTCGGCGGTGGAGGCTTTCCGGGCTATGGTGTCGGGGATTGGTTCTGCATTGTCTTCTCTGGGGAGTGTGGTGCAGGACGGGTTCCAGTCTGCCATCAGTTTTATCACGTCCCTGCCGGGGAGGGCTTTGCAGTGGGGGATGGATTTTATCAACGGGATTGCGGAGGGTGTCCGCAGAGCCATCGGGAACGTGGTGGGCGCGGTTTCCGATGTGGCGGATGCCATCCGGTCTTACCTGCATTTCTCCGTGCCGGACGTGGGGCCTTTGACGGATTATGAGAGCTGGATGCCGGATTTTATGGGCGGTCTGGCGAGAGGGATTGAGAAGAGCCGGGGGCTGGTGAGGAAGGCTGTGGAGGGCGTGGCCGGGGATATGGTGGTCAGCCCGAAGCTGGCGGATATGCAGGCAGTCCAGGCGCAGGGGGCTTCCATGGAGGCTGTGCGGCAGATGGTTTCCGGCCTGCAGGAGATGTTTGCGGGGATGCAGGGCGGAGACGGGATGGGGACGATCTGTATTCCGGTGTATGTGGGCGGCACGCTGCTGGACGAAGTGGTGGTGGACGCGCAGGCGAGGCAGAATCTGAGGTCAGGAGGGAGATAGGGATGGCGTTTGTGCAATATCTGGTGTTTGATGGTGTTCCGCTCCCTCTGCCGGATTCTTATGAGGTGCAGATGGATGACGTGGAGGCGGATTCCGGCGGGGAGACGGAGGCGGGGACTACCCAGAGGGACGTGGTGAGGCTGGGGGTGGTGTCTATTGCGGTGAGTTTTTCGGTTTCCCCGAAGTGGTTGAAAGTGCTGACGGGGTTTAAGCAGAGGGAGAAGATAGCGGTGGCGTATTTTGATACGGAGATGTTGGAGATGAAGGAGGCGGAAATGTTTGTTGAGGGGTATAAGGCGGTGCTGGTAAAGGATACGTCTTTTAAGGGGCTGTGGAAGGTGAGTTTTACGTTGAGGGAATTTTAAGGAAATAGAGAGTGATTTTTGATGGGATATCCTGTATAATGGGAAACATGGATCAGAATTTGGTGAGGGAAAGTGTATGATTAGAATAAGACCATATAAAGCTTCGGATGCAGATACGATATTATCGTGGTGTCAAGATGAAAAAGCATTTTATCAATGGACAGCAGGCATACTTGGTAAATATCCTATAACGCAAAATGAATTTTGTTTTGTTGAATCTCTAATGCCGTTTACTGTATTTGACGAAACGGGAATTGTTGGTTTTTTTACACTAAGGAACCCAAATGAATCATTGGATGAATTGCGCTTTGGATTTGTTATTGTTGATCCGCACATGAGAGGAAAAGGTTATGGAAAAGCTATGCTCCGATTAGGTCTAAAATTTGTATTTGAAATATATGGGGCAAAAAAAGTATCATTGGGCGTTTTTGAGAATAATCTTCCGGCTTATTATTGTTATAGAGCAGTTGGTTTTAGTGATACAATTCTTGATGCAGCAGAAAGATATTGTATTCTGGGTGAAGAATGGAAGTGCAAAGAATTGATCATGGAAAAATAGATAAATTCCCGTTTGGGTATGAATAAAACAATAAGGATAAGCCGGAGTTGAGAAATGATATTTGTTCGGCGCTGGAGAGGGCGGATATATCTTTTTATGATGACA